CGATGCCGCGCATCTCAGTAGCTTTCTTGAACCGCTTAGACAGAAACTTATTGTTCTGGATTACAAAAAGTACCCGAGAATAAATAATGCGCGCCTGATCTGAGGAACTGGCAAGCGATAGCACCTGAGCGCCGGAAGGCTGATGCACGAGTAACCCGTAAAGCCCCAAGATAGCCGCGAGTAAACTCTTGCCGTTTTGCCTTCCCAAACTTACTACCGCTTGCCTGTACCTAAGTCTGCCTGCAAGATCGGGATCTGGGTGTGTGTCTGGGTATCTTTCTAGAAGGTGTCGAAGTAGCCACTTCTGCCATTCGTCTAGCTCTAGCCCGTCTGGACTCTCGGGAGCTTTCCAAGCTATCGTTGCTAGCTCTATAAGTAAGTCACCGTCTGTTATAAAGTCTTCAGATAGCGGCTTAGTGTAGCTAGCTGGGAGCTGAAGCATTACCTAGTTAGCAGCTTCTCTAGTGGGTCTAATTCGTGCCTGTTGGCGTTGATCTGTGATTGCAGTTCCAGGATTGTTTTGCGTAGCTCCGCTGCTGTGGAGGTGTGCCCGGTTTCGTCGAAGGAAGCCGCTAGACGTAATGCCATTTCGGAGATTACTTTTTGTTCGATGGTCAATGTAAGGCTATCTAACCACTTGCTAAGTGTTTCGTGAATCATGCGATGTACCTCCTCGGATAATCTAGCTATTCTGTCTTAACTTGTGGAGAAGCGTGGGATTGGCGCGCGGCTGTCGAAAAAACCCCCTGCCCTGTAGCCCCTCTGTAGAGCCTCTGTAGACCCCCATTTAGACCCCCTTTTACCCCCCTTTTGAAGGACAAGATAAGCCCCTGCCCTGCCCCTGCCTACCATCTGCTGTTCTTCCAAGCTGCTCTCACTGCTGTCTTATCAGACTTGCGCCCGTTGCATACCCGGCATAAAGACTGGAGGTTAGCTATGTCGTGGTTGGGGTCACCCGTTACCGAGGGTGGGCGTATGTGATCGATAGTCCAGTCCCCCCCCGTTAGTTCTGCACCGCAGATAACACACTCAGGATCTAAGACTGTTTTCGCATAGGCGCGCGCTTTGTTCCACTCTTTCGAGTTGTGCCAATCCGCCATGATCGCTCCTTAGTCCAGCATCTATTACATGGTACTACTTCATTGCCTCGAGTTGTGTGAGGTGTATCGCAGATAGGGCATTTCATGAGTCTCTAAGCCCTTGATAAACGACTACGGTCAAGTAGCTAAATGTAGCTCCGAGCAGAATCATAGTTAGCCAGGGAACATAGGTTGTTATTAGTGTCGCTAGTAGATTTACCCCTACTAAGAAGAATGCGAGTATGACCATTCCTGCTGCTGTTTTCATAAGCGTTTGCGCTTTCTGTGTGAGCGTTGTCTTATACATAGGTTAGCTATCTTTCTTATAGTTCGCTGAATGTAATTAGTGCGCCTTGATCTGCCTCACACCCTGCCCATACCTTATTGGCTAAGATTTGGCAGATTTGAGAATCGTCTGAGAGTAGTCCGGCGTTGTCTGCTGAATCGCCTACTGCCCGAATGAGCTTATCCAGATCGGGCTTTTGCGATGGGTAATCTTTTGTGTTGCTCTTAGCTCGAGGCATAAAGAAAATCACCTCTAAACATACTGCGCCAGTAAGCGGCTGACATGAGCTATTAGCTGCCTCGAGTACTTCAGTTAGTGTCTTGCGCCAAGCCGGGAGGTTTTTATTGCTCTCAACTATGACCGCGCGCTTGCCAATTACAAACGCATTCTTTGAACCCTGTGGCTGAGGTATTCCCGGTACAAAGACCTGAATCATCTTAGATTCTGTCTATCAGCACTATGACTAAGAAGAAGAACCAAAACGCTTAGAGTGCCCACGCCTACGCCTGCCAAGAATACAAGTCCTGTTAGGGAGTGCCTGTTTTTCCTAGTTATGATCTCTGACCTTTTTTCTCTAGTCATTTAGTGCCTCATTTATCAGCGTTATAAGCTCCGCTTCGCTAATTTTGTGAGTTCTGTTTGATGCTCCGTCAAATAGTCGAAAGTAGTCATAGACCGCCTTGTAAATTGATTCTGCTTGCGTTTTTTCAGTCTGCATCTTGACCGTCTAGGATTGCGTCTTCTATTTCCTTAGCAAGGAATGGATACTTGAGTGTCTCTAGAATGTCGCGAGTGTCTGCTAGGTCTTTAATTACCTTTATGATGCGCTTGCGCTCTAGCTCCACCCCGGCTTCATAGCCTTTTGTGAAATAGAGTTTGTTTTCCAGTTCGCTCATGTCCGAAATCATCAGAACGGCGCATTCTCGAAGCCTGAAACTTGCGCCATAGTCGCGCCCTGCTGTGTCTTGCTTCTTGCCTGGACTAGCTGTGCAGTTTGCAAGTGATGTTCTACAACGGCCTTTTCAACGTCTGAGTCCTTAGGTGTGTATTTCCCTATCTTCGTCGATAGCTCCCCAGTTAGCTCTATCCAGTCACCTTCTTGGAGATGCTCTGCTTGCGAGAAGCCGAACCAACATGTCCAAAGTCTTGAGAAGGGTTTCGTATAGCCTGGAACATCGTATTTCTCCCAAACTGAGATCCTTCTTCCTTCCCAGCCAATTAGGTTTACGTCTCCTGTGATTGTGATCTTTGGCATTTCATTTCCTTTTCTGTGATGAGTAATTTCTTGCTATATATAAACATAATGCTTATGTATAGTTATTAAGTTAAATGTCTATATATAGAACCTTTAATAATGCTTATATATATATCTATATATAGAAGATGTATCTTATTTTAATTTTTCTAATCTTTCGATGCAGATTTCTATCGTTTCAGCGAGATCTGTATCTGTCAAAAGTATCTTTTTTTTGAAGTCCCAAAGTTCAAAAGTAAGTTGCTTTCTCATGTCTTCGCGACCATGACCGTAGCCACTTTTGTAACCCGTTAGCCAAGTACGTTCTGTGAACTCTTTCCAGTCTGTTTCCTGCTCCATGATTCTCCTGTCTGTCAGATAGAATTACTGCTGGAGGCGTAGCTATCTGTGGGCTACGTCTCCTTCGGTTTTTACTTTGTGTCTACTGCCTTTGCCATCTCTGTAACCTGCTCTAGGAATCGCTTAGGCATTCCATGTAGCTTAGCGTCGCTGTATAGCTCTCTAAGCCCTTCAACGTCACTACTTAGGGCTAGGACACTTGCGCGACCCTCAAAGCCCTTCAGAGACACTGCTAGGGCTTCCTGTGATGCTGCCTGCATTTCCTCCGCGCTAGGTCTAACGCTGTGACCGTCTTTCTTGCTCGAGAATCCCAAAGTTGATAAAGCCCTGCCGATTGCGCTAGTGCTGCAATTCTCAATAAAGCTAGTTTTGTTTATTGGGCTTGAGTTTCTTGTCTCCTGGGCAAAGTCAATAGCTGCTGCCCTCATGTCTTCCCGGTCAGTGTAGACACTTGCCATAATTACTATCTCGGTCTCGTTGATTAGCTTTATCTCAGTGTGTATTCTGCCGTTTGGGTGCTTCTCCCAGAACTTAGCTATTCGGTCTGCTACTGGTTCATAGTTGTCCATGAATCCCATGTTTATCCTCCTGTGATTTTGAGATAAGGCGCGCCGCCAGATCTGCTTTGTAACATTACAACGTTCTCGCCGTCTACATAGCCGTATTTAGCGCCCTTCATGCTGCTTTGAATGACCGACTTTCTAAGTGTTGCCTGCTGCTTCCAGAACTTTTCTTGCTCTAGTGCCGCTTGTAGAAGTCGGTATTCCTCGGGGTCTATTTCTATCTCGGTGTCTTCTATGTCCGGGTGCAGAATCCTAATTGCGCTATAAGTAGAATCGCTGCCTTCTATGTCTGGCTGCTCTCCTGTCCTCACAAGCTCTAGAAAGCTCTCTGCCGCCTTCATAAGTGCCTCAGCCTCTATTGGGTCATACTCCACCGTAAACTCTCTGTATTCGCCTCCTGCGACCGCACAGAGTACAGCAGGACTATGCAAGCCGGTCACAATCATGTACCAAAGAACTTGAAGCCTGTAATGCTCCGGCAACATAGGCATAGCGTTTCTAGAGAATTTGATCTCCAGAATGTATAAACTGCCGTCTTCGTCTTCTATGACCCCATCGGGGTTAGCGTGAAATGAGGGGTTCTTCTGTGATTCGTAAGTGTAATCTCCGGTGTGAAGTGTCAAGTGTGGATGCATGTCCCCGAATAGTCGAGCTATAGCAGGCTCAAAGTAGTTACCTAGCTTCATAGCCATCGTGCCTTCTGTAGGCAATAGCAAGCCTGACTTCTGCGCCCATAAGTACACCGCGCTAGTCCAGGGAGATTTATTCATTATCGGAGCTATGTCGCTGCCGCCGATTGCGTGAGATCTCTGAGCATGCCACTCAGGAGATCCTGCCGGGTGTGTGCCGATTAGAGTGCCGCCTAGTTTGGCGATTGTCTTGTTTACTGAAATCATGTTTTGGAGCATAGCAAAGCAGCGCGACATAATTGCAGTTATTGTTTAGGCATGGACTCAGAACAAGCTCTCACTGCACTAGCAGAAGGCATAAAAAAGACCGGGGCAACTGCCTGCCAGACTTCTGATCCCGATGCTTGGTTTCCAGAAGGTGGCGTTATGAATACTAATCTAAGATCTGCAATTAGTCTTTGTAAAGTTTGCCCTGTTAGGTCGCTGTGTCTAGAGTTTGCTTTAGTGAATGATGAGAAGCATGGTATCTGGGGTGGAGTCAACACTAGGCAACGCGCTAAAATGCGTAACGCTCAAGGCTAGTGTAAAAAGTAGTCCGAGAAGGGTGTAAAAAGTTAGACACCCGGAATGTGTGGCGGCTCTATTCCCTCGGTTACGTCTTCGTATTCTTCAGGGTTGTTTACCTCAGTGTTCTTTACTGCCATCACTGAAGCGAAGAAAGCTAACGCTGCTGCGACGCTGCTAAGTATCTGCTGCGATTGCTCTCCGGTAACTATCCCGGCGATTACCAGAAGCGGCACTAATCCGGCTACTGCTGCGTAGATTGCTTTTCTAATCTCGGGGTTGAATTTCATTTTGCGTACCTTTCCAATAGGGCTAGTGGGTCGAATGTTTTACCGTAGAAGATGTGCTTAGGCGTGTCTCCGTAGGTTAGGTGCAAGTGGCTACCGCGTGAGGCGCTCCCAGTGTTGCCAACTGCCGCGAACCACTTATTGCCTTCCCAGATTTTAGTACCTACCTTGTGCTTGCTCTTTACCTTCAAGTGAGCAAAGCCTAGATACATAGGCATCTGTTTGCCGTCATGCCAGAAGCGTAGGACTAAGCAATTACCTAGAACATCGCTCCAAGTGTTTACTACTATTGTGCCTGTTTCCGGTGCTGTGATCCAAGCGCCTGTCGCTGCGCCAAAGTCTAGTCCCCTATGTGGGGTACTCCTGTTCTCTGTAGCGCCATAGAGTGCTGTGATGCTTGCCTTAGGGAGTGGGTATCTCAAATTAGAACCTGCGAAACAACGGTAACGGCGAAAGCAGTAAGCGCGGCAGAAGCGAAAGCTGTAATCCAGGCGTTCTTCCAGCGATCCTTTTCTAGCTCTCTAATTCTGTCCTCATGGTCTTGCAGCATCTTGAACCCGGCTTTTACGTCTGCCATGTCACCTACTAGCTTTAGTAGTAACTGCTGTTGAGTGTTGCTTTTGGGTACTTGCTCTGCCATTAGCTCTCTACTTCAAACTCTGATAGCTCCCACTGAGTATCTGACTCATTCCAAAAATAATTTAGTTCATCATCTTGTGGGTAAGGCGTAGGGGCTTGCCATTGGCAAGTCTCATCTAGCTCCCAAGAAGGGTAAGGCTTAGGCGCTATGAAAGCGTCTAGCTCTGAGTCGTAACTGAATCCGACACCTGCATAGTTGAACCGAATGGTTGCGTTGTAGCTGGTTTGAATCCAAGTGCCGCCGAGGTTGTCAATCAACCAGTCGTAGCCCTCGTTAGGGAAAGCTTTGTTAGTGACCAACACTCTAGTGACAATGTTGTTTTCGTCTAGTTCTGCAAAGTGTGCCATTATGCTCCATACGTTACTATTACGATTCCTGAACCGCCACTACCCGAAGTAACCGATATACCCGAGTTGCCTGAACCACCACCACCAGAACCAGTGCTTATTGTTCCGTTGGTTGCATCATTTTGCGCCCCATTACCGCCACCACCTAAACCGCCATTAC